AAACAGGCATATTCTGAGTTTATATCAAAATGGAAACCTATAGTGCAGCATGAAGATATGGGAATGAACGAACCTAATACATGGCAAATGCAGTATATGTAGAGTAGAAAGCGAGGAACAGGCATGAGCAAAGAATGGTATTCGAATTGGGAATGTGATGATGAAATAATCTGCCCTTATTGTGGCAAGAAATATGAGCCGATATACGAGGAAACCTATATCGGTGGCGAGGGTGTTGATTGCTACAAAGAGGGTGAGCAAGGCGAATTTATTTGTGATGAGTGCGGAAAGAAATTCAGACTATCAGCAGAAATGAAGTGGGAGTATACCACAGAAACCATTGACGGAGAAATGACCGAGGAAGAATACGATGATATGGATAACTTTTTAGGATAAGGCAGAAAGCGAGGAACAGGAATGACTAATTCAGAGACGGTTAGTATGTTAATGAACAGCCAATATTACAAGCAAGGTTATAAACAAGGTGCTTCTGATGTATTAAACAAGATAAGAACAGAAATCGAGTTTGAAGTAGACCATAGAACCAATATGGTATGCGCAGAAGATGTGTTTGCCATTCTTGATAAGTACAAGGCAGAAAGTGAGGATAAGGAATGAATACTCCAAAAGTCTATTGTGATAACTACGATTGCAAATATTGGGACGGTGGCGAGGAATGCACAAGGGAATCAATCACCATCATGGGCCCGGGAGAATCCCCTACTTGCGATAGTTTTGAGTCGTATGAGGATGAGGAAAGCGAGGAACAGGAAAGTGAGGTGTGATTATGGGGAATAACATGGATCTTAAAGTTGGTGATGAAGTATATCGTGGTTTCGGTAAATATCGCTATGTTGTGACAAAAATAATAAATAGGCCCGATGCGGACCCTGTTGTGCGCTATATGATGCCTGACGGGGACTGGCACTTCTGCAGCCTGGAAGACGTGAAGAAGACGGGCAGGCACTTTAACGAGATCGAAGCTGTATTAAGTATGCTGCAGGAGGATCCGGAATGACAACACTAAACTATCTGTGCGCAAACGATGTGTCCGATGAAGACTGCTATAAGTGCATAAAACGAGGAATTGTCTTCCGGTGCCCTAAAGGATGCCCGGATTTTGAGGATGTCAGAGAGAGCATGTCGGCGGATGCATTACAGGAGCGTGATCATCTTATGGAACTGTTAGGTGTTCAGGATGATCCTATGTGGGGGATAAGAGAATGAGAGTGTATTTTTGCCCGTACTGTGCTGCTATGTGGGCTTCTATGCGGCCCTTGTACGAAGAGCATATAGATGCCGGGGATGAAGTGTACGTTATGCCGTTACCGTATGCCAAAAAGGATGCGGCAGGTTTTGAGGGGAAATACCTGGTTGATCATGGTTTCCCGGTGGAGACGGTGGAACCGGGAGAGATAGAAGACGCGGACCGGATCTATATCCACAATCCCTATGATGACGATAACCGTATAACACGCGTGGAGCCGCGGTTTTGGTCTGACAGATTGAAAAAATGCACAAAAGAGCTTGTGTTTGTGCCCTATTACACGATGGGCGGAGACCTGCAGAGCATCATACTATCCCCCGGAGTGCATAACGCTGATCGGATAATTGTATGGTCAGAGGGGCAGAAAGAGCACTACAGGAGGACCCTGCAGGTCTATTACGGGGAGGACTGGACCGACAAAATCACCGTTAAGCAAAGACCGGCACCGAAACACTACGACATCCCGCCGGAATGGTCCCGGATGCAGGGGAAGAGAGTTGTTTTTCTCGGTACGTCAATCGGTGCCCTTTTACGGGAGCGAGACGCGGAACTGCAGAAAATCCGGGTTATTGTCAAGCAGTATCAACAGGATGGTATATGCCTACTGTGGAGGCCACACCCCTTGTATGAGGCCACAATTAAGGCCATGTTGCCGGGCCTTGAAAAGAAGTATAGAAACCTTGTGGCGTTATATTTAGGCGAGAACTACGGGATCTTTGACCTGTCACCGGATTTTGAGCGGGCCGTTTATCTGTCTGATGAATACATTGGGGACCCGTCAAGCGTTGTGAGCTTCTTTCAGGAGCAGGGAAAACCTGTAGTGATCATATAGGGGGAATCATGCCGAAAGTATTGATACATGCCTATAAAGACCGTATGCATTATGTCAATGATTATTTGATCCCGAGGCTGGTTGATCAGGGATTCCGCCGGGCTGACATTGGAGTTTATACGGACTATGGTTCCGGCAATTTAGCAGCTTATCTCGCATCATACAAAGGGCTTCAGGATGATGGGGATCTATGGCACCTGGAAGACGATACACTGCCGGATCGCAGGTTTTATTCATGGGCGCGCGGCCTGGAATACTTCCCGGATAGCATTATATGCGGTTTTGGATCCGGTCAATACTACGGTTTACGGGATTTTGGCTATGTGGTGGACCCTTCAGAGATTTGGTATTCTTTCCCATGCATCAGGATCCCCAACAGGGTTATAAAATCCTTCCTGCAGTGGTTTTACAGTTATGACGTGCAAAAGCAGTATGCCAAGAAACTTAAACGCGGCAAGGACATAGATTTTTTCTTCCGGGCCTATTATGTGCAGGAAACACCATGTCCGGCTTTTAATTTTCGGCCCTGCATGGTGGAGCATGTTGCTGACCTTATCGGCGGATCCGTGTGCAATGAGGAACGCGGCGTAACCATGCAAGCATTACTCTTTGAGGACCCGGATGCCGTTTCCAACCTGGAAAAGTGGGTGCAGGCGTGAGCAGGTACCGATACCCTGAAAAGGGCAGTCAGTATTATATAGACCCGCTCTTGTATGATTTCTGCATCCGTTACGCTCGTATGTACCCTGCATGGAAAAAGGAGCTTGCAACGGACCCCGATGAAGACCGGCGGAAGGAATTGAACCGGCGGATTGAGTGTATAGACCTGGCGGCAGGTAAAGCGGCACCGGATGACGTTCTGACGGGCTATTTGCTGCAGAGTGTGACCGGCGACAATGTGTCCGTTATAACGCTGCAGTCGCGCGGTATGCCATGCGGGAAGGATGTTTTGCAGTCAATGCGCAGGCGATTTTACTATGAGTTGTCGCAGATAGTATAAAAAATCCCCTGCATGGTGCAGGGGATCCGGTTATTTCTTCGCTATGTCCGCCCGGATAAGGGCTTTTATATAACCTTGTTTGTTATCTAAACTGTCAAGGTGAGCGAGAATGTCCGCGTCCGTCTTGTTGTTTAGTACAAGTTTGATTTGTTTTGTGTTGGCTGCTGCGTATTTGATTGTTGCTCTGTTATGTGCCGGACTTCCCATGTCATTGTACCTCCTTCCTAAATTGTGCCATATACGCTGCAGGTGGTCAATAGTCAGATTCCTAAAATTTCCTCCCGGATCTCAAACTCCCGGTTGATCAGATCTTCGGGATCTGCGCCCATGCTTTCAAGGTCCTTGTATAGTTTCACGCTCTCGCCGTTATCGTATCCCTGCCGGTAATATGTCCGGATAGCTTCTTCCCACTTCGGCAGGGTTTCGGCTATTGCCTGCCTTTGTAGTTCCTGCATCATCCATTCCGTTTTCATTCTCATTCCCTGCAATGTCATCATGGTTTTTCCTTCCTGCGGACCTTTTGCCCGGTCCGCGGGGGCCTGCCTGTTATTCCAGGAATACTTCGCAGTATGCCTGCAGGATGTCTTTGTCAACCGTCATCACTTCGTGAAGCAGGGCCTCTTCGTTGTCGCCGTATTCGCTCATGGTCTCAATATCGGATCTCATGGCCTTAAATAAGCGTTCCCGGATGTCTGCTTCCTGTGCCAGTGTCATGGTTCCCCTTTCTTCCCGCCTTTTGCCGGGCGGGTGCGGCTGGTCGGTTTTGGTTGTCGGTTATGCCTTTTGTAGCGAGGGTCGGTCAATTCAAGAGGTCATCGTCATCATAGATTTTCGGGTGACTCTTGAACTCTGCTTCGTAGGCCTCCTGAAAAAGCTTTGCAAGGTAAAATTTCTTAAAGGTGCCTACGATCTCAAAAACCTGTTGTTGCCGGTCCGCGTTCCATTTCTGTGCTACCACATAATAATTCATGCTTTCCCTTCCTTCCTGCCCGGGATCCGGGCCCTTGCCGCCGTTGTGGTCATCTTCCTGTCTATTGCCTGTTAGCTCACAAGGTATATGGTCCACAATTTTCCGCAGGTTTTCGACCTGCCCGGCGGCCTTCCTAACTGCCTGTTATGCAATGCAGAACCGGCGGGTTGTGGTTGTCTTGGTGAAGCGTTCCGCCACTTCCGGAAGCGCCTTCTTCAATGCGGTGCTGTCAAGGCGGGTGCTTGTGACCTCTTTCCATGTAACCTTGTAATCGGTTCCGTGGTACTCGTAGGTGTTTTCCGCGGTCATCTGTGCCTTGATTGCGTCCTGGGCGGCGGTGATTTCTGCCTCAAGTTCTTCCTTCATCCTCATCAGTTCGCGGATCTCGTTGATTCTTTCCTGCATCGTCATGGTGTTGTCCTTTCTGCCCTTTACCCCGGGCCGGGATCCTGTTTGTTGTGGTGCCGGTTTAAGGGTTGCCGGCGCCCTTTGTTGACTTAGTGCTTCTTGAAGCAGACTGTCTCGCCCTTCTTCAGTTCCCAACACCCGCAACCCCTGCAGGCACACTCGGCACAGTTTCCGCCGCACTGCTTCCAGTTGTCTTCCGGTGTCTGACCCTTGAAAACAACCGCTGCAGTCGGCAGGTTGTGGGGGTTAAGGATCCGGATCCCGTTAAAGGGGAGGGAAAAAATCAGGTGCAGGTTTTTGGGGGCCTTGTGGTTGTTCAGGTATTCATTAACAACCGGGTAATTTTTCGTGAAGCAAAGAAACTCGGTTCCCTTAAGCTCTCGTGCCATCTTTACCATGCGGTCCAAGTAGTCCATGTCGATGATGTCACCGGAAACATGCCACCGGAAAAACCTTGTCACCATAGCCGCGGCCTTGACCTGCAGGAAGTAGGAATCCCGGTCTTCCTTTAAGATTTCAAGGTTTCGTGCCCATGCTTCCTTGACAGAGGGGCGGAAGTTCTGAAGTTTTACTGCGTAGCAGTCCCTGGCGCAAGATTCACAGTTCACGCATGCAATCACGGGCGAAAGGGAAACACTGGGGATCTCGCCCATCTTTGAATTTTTGTGACTGATCGAAACTTTCTTGTTATTCAACATGATTTTTCCTCCTTATCTGATTGCCTGTCCGAGATACTGAACCTTGTAACCTTTTCTCTTCAGTTCCTGCGCTTTCCTGTCGATATCCGTTTTGCTCTCGCTGAAATACTCCCCGGTTGTTTTGGATCCGTCTTTCTTTGTCTTCCTGCTTTCCCATCTGATCAAAAACCCGTTTTTCATCTCGCTTCCTCCTGTCGGTTTTGCGATTTCATGTCGATGTCCGTCGACATCATCACCATAAACCATGTCGATGTACATTGTCAACACACCAAACAGAAATTTTTTTCACCGGATCGCTTGAAACGCTGACGGGATGCGGGTTTCCGGGCACAAAAAATTTTTTCTGCAGGGGTTGACGCGGGGGAAAAACACGCGGCGAAAAGCGCGGCGAAGCGCGCAACCATGCGGATCCGCCGCGCATCACGCGCGCAATGTGACGCGGGAAACACGCGCAAAACCCGCGTAAAATCGCGCTTCCTGCGGGATCCAGGCGCGTGATGATATCGGGGTAAATACGCGCAAAACCGCGCAACTGCCGCGAGTAGGGGACATATTGCGCGGTAGAATAATAGAGGCGGAATAGATCAAAACCGCGAAAACACGCGGGTTCAAGAGGAAAAACCAGGTGAGCAGATATTTTAGAAACGCGGCGAGAGCGAGAGAAAACGCGGAAATAAGAAGCGCAGAAGCGGACCGGAAAACCGCCGCGGCACATTTGGATAGTTCCCGTTATAATTCAGATGCCAACATTGTTGGTGAATCTTTCTTACAGAAAAATCCCGGAAGGATCCAAGCAGGGAAACCGGGCGACAATCAAAAAATCACATCAGTTCAGAAAAGAGCACAAGCGGCCCGCGGGCTTTCTTCCAATATGGCACGAAAAGAAAAGATAATCACAAAGAGGAAGTAACCGAGATGCAGAAGAAAGAAACAAAACAGAAAGCATCGAAACCGGAAGCGGGGAAAACCTGCCCGGTTGTTTCTGTTTCTGCAGGGAAGACAAGAAAAGTCCGGATAGATGGCAAGAGGAAGCACACAAAAGAAATACCGCTTCTTGACCTCTCATCTTATCCACATGATGAAAAGGGAAATGCAATAGTTCCGGATTCTTTCTTTGAAGAAAACCTAAAGAGTTTACCGAACGGAACAAGAAATGCATCTATGACTCACAGGGCCTTTAATGGCGGGAAACTGTATTCTATCGGTTCTGACCCGGTAAAGGATGCTGAAATAGTAAGAGCAGGTGCAGAGGCATCCAACGCAATGCAAGCACAAAGGAAGACCTTTGCCGAAATGTTAGACGTATTACTACGGAAAAAGGATGATTCCGGGCTCACATACCAAGAGAAGATCCTTTTGGCAATGGCGGATAAGGCCGCAACCGGTGACACAAAAGCGGCGGTGTTTGTGCGTGACACTATCGGTGAGATGCCGGTAAGCAAGCAGGAGATAAGGGCCGATGTGATGACCGATGCAGATAGATCTTTGATAGAAAAACTGCAGAAAAGAATAGACGAAAACAAGTAAATTATCGAAATATCGATAACAGGGTATCAAAAAATACGGGGTTTATACACGATAAACCGATAAGAAATAGAGATCAAAATAGCCACAAATGCAGTAATAGCAAGGGGTTAAGGGTAGTTTGATAAGTGAATAACTAAATTGCGTGAAACAAGACATTTACGCAATTATGTACCGGCAGCAGGTTGATCAGAGGATCCACCGCACAGGAGCACAGGAGCCCACGCATATTTTTATAGGGCACTTCCTGCCGGATCCCCACACCACCCCCCACCCCCACCCCCGGATCCCCCCGGTACCGGGCACGCGGATGGGGTCCCCGCAAAAGGAACTATAGGTCCGCCCCGGAAAATTTTTTAATTTATGAGCGTCCAAGACCTACGGCAACGAGAAATCGAATACTGCAGAGACCACCCCGTGTACTTCACGGAGACGTATGGGCATATCGAAGACAGGAACAAAGAAGACATCATCCAGCCCTTTACATTGTGGGACGAGCAGAAGAATGCCTTAACAGATATCCAAAGTCATAAAAGGACGATCATCCTAAAGGCGAGGCAGTTAGGGATCTCATGGCTGGTGCTTCACTATGCGGCGCACATGCTCTTAACGATGACAGGAAGACTTGTCATAGGGTTGTCGAAGAGTGAGACAGAGGCAATGGAACTCATACGGAGGATCGCAACGGTAATCTTCCGTAACATGCCGGAGCTCATAGCCGAGAAAGGGAACATACCCGAAGGATGGGCTGGGGCATGGTTTGAGAACACGGCACTGGTATTGAAGGTGCATCACCCGAATGGACCTGATAGCACATTCCAGTGTTTTGCATCATCGGAGAACGCAGCGAGATCATTTACGGCTGATTTACTGATATTTGACGAGTGGGCGTTCCAGCAGTTTGACAGGAGTATATGGCAGGCGGCGTATCCGGTCATAAACCGGGCGAACAGTGGTCAGGTGATCGGGGTATCGACCATAAAGAGGGGTTCTCTGTTTGAGGAACTGTTCACATCAGAGAACAACTTTTATAAGATCTTCATCCCGTGGTCAGCGGACCCATCGAGAGATGGGAAGTGGTACGAAGAGACCAAGAGAGAGATGGGGGACTTAATGCAGGCGGAGTACCCTGCGACCATCGAAGAAGCCTTAACGGTACCTGGCGGAGCGTTTTTCCCGGAGGTCACAGACGAGTCGATATTGACCACTGAAGCCTTAAAGGATAACACGGTTGACTACTTTGTCATGGACTACGGTTTAGACATGTTAGCCGGTTACTGGGTGAAGAGAGACGGATACGGCAATGCGCAGATCGTCACAGAGATTTATGAGCCAAACCTGACTGTAGGCGAGGCCGCGCAGCTCATAAAGGATTTGTCGGTCGATTATGACACGGTGCAGTATTTAGCGCCACCTGACCTTTGGAACAGAAGCCCGCAAACCGGTAAGAGTATCGCTTTATTGTTTAACGAGTATGGCGTGAACCTCACAAGGGTAAATAACGATATCGCTGCCGGATGTTTGGCAATGAAGGACTATTTAAGGCATACAGACGGTGCGAAGTCGAAGCTGACGATCTTAAATAAATGTGCGCCTAACCTGTTAAGGTGCCTGAAGAAGATCCAGCATGACGAGCATAAGCCCAATATATATGCCAAACAGCCGCATGAACTGACGCATAGTGTCGATGCCTTACGATATTTCTGTATATGGTGGACGATGGGCGCAATGAACGGCACTAACGAGAAAAAGGTCAAGTGGCGTGAGGACATGTGGGAAGACTATGAAAATGCTTCACCGGACGACAAGATATACCTGATAAAGAAGTGGGGTAAGCCGAATTGAGCATATTTCGGAGAATAAAAAGGATGGCGAAGACAACAGAGAGTAAAACCCTAAAAAAGTGGAAGGTCCGGTTAGAGGAAGCCACGGAGAAGTACGCTAATACCCGTAATAAGATGAAAATGTATGAAGGCTATTATAACGGGGATCGTAGCGTAAGGGCCAATCCGAATAGTGGCAAGACTGCTACAAAGGTGTCCGCGAATGTCCGCAACATCATCTATGAGCTGATCGAGTCGCAGGTTGACTCTTCTATTCCCATGCCCAAGGTCCAGGCTATTCACGCAGAAGACATTGAGCTTGCAAAGAAAATCGAGCACATGCTTGAAAACAAGGTCAAGTCTTTGGGCCTTGCGAAGATAAATGACGTAATGGAGAGAATTACCCCTATACAGGGTGGTGATTTCTTCTATGTCAGATGGGATCCCAATGCCGGATTGCATAGTGAGATCGGAGATTTGCTGATTTCAGAGGTCAACCCCAAGAAACTGATTCCCCAGCCCGGTGTGACCGAGATCGAGAACATGGACTATTTCTTTATCCAGGAGACCATGACACGGGATTCCGTAAAGAGGTCCTATGACGTGGACGTTTCTGACGCAGAGAATGACCAAACCGAGATCGGTGATAGCACATGCAAGGACATTGTGACCGTCAATACTGCGATTTATAAGAACGATCATGGCGGTGTAGGGTGCTACGCATGGTGTGATTACATCGAATTGCTTGATATTGAAGACTATCAGTCGAGGCAGTTAGATCATTGCGTAAAATGCGGTGCCGTCATGCAGAACGGTGTCTGCCCGGAGTGTGGTGGCAAGAAAGCCAAGAAGATGCCCGAAGACTATGAGGAACTTGTAGAGGGTATCGAGATCAAGATGGACCTTAAAGGGCCTGACGGGAATCCTGTTATTAAGAATATCCCCCCGTATGAAGAGGAACCGGAAAGAGACGAGGATGGAAACCCTGTTCCGATCACTGACGAGGCCGGAAACCCGATTCTTAACGAGCATGGCATGATGCAGCCCAAGATCAAGAAGATCAAGAAGAAGATTCCTTACTATAAGCCCAATACATATCCCATTGTTTTGAGACGGAATATCACAAAGGCTGACGAGTTTTTGGGCGGATCCGACACCGAGGTTTTGATAGACCAACAGGACACGATCAAGAAACTGGGCGACAAAATCAACGAGAAGCTCCTTAAAGGCGGATCCTATGTGACCTTGCCGGAAGGTAAGAAGGTTGAGACCAATGATAAGGAATTAAAGATCATCCGTGTGGCGAATGCCGCGGAGAGTCAGCTTGTCAATGTGATCAATGTTCAGCCTAACGTGCAGAACGACCTTCAGTATTTGGAGCAGAACTATAACTGGGCAAAGTCCACGTCAGGTATTACAGACTCTTTCCAGGGTAAATACGATGCTTCCGCCACGAGTGGTACCGCGAAGCAGTATTCCATCAATCAGGCTGCAGGCCGGTTAGAGTCCAAGCGAACGATGAAAAATGAGGCGTTTGCGAAGCTCTACGAGCTTATGTTCAAGTTTTGGCTTGCCTATGCTGATCAGGACACCGAGGTCCGGTCGGTTGACTCTGAAGGTCAGACCGTTTACGAAGGCATGAACCGTCACGAGTTTTTGAGGATGGATGCAAGCGGAGAGTTTTACTGGGATGACGAGTTTATCTTCATGACGGATCCAACATCCACGCTTATGCAGAACCGTGAGATGCTGTGGAACCAGGCAGATATGAAACTTCAGTCCGGGGCCTTCGGCCCGGTAGGAGACCTTGAAACGTCAAGGACATACTGGACCCTAATGCGGTCGAATGGATATCCGAATGCCGCTGCTATTTTAGGGCTTATCGAGGCGAGACTGGAAGAGCAGAAGCAGAAACAGGCCATGATGGAGCAGCAGGCCATGATGGAACAGACGGGAGGAATGCCTAATGAAATGCCCATTATGTGACGTGGATATGAAAATCACAAGCAATACGATGGTCCGTAAGAAGGACGGAACGTATGCGCATAGATTGAGGCTTTCGTGCGTATCCCCCCAGTGCGAGAACTACAAGATGATCGTAAAAACAGAATATATTCCCCAGGAAATAGTGGATGAAGGGGAAGAACCCGCATAGTGCGGTTTCAAAATAGATCGCAGGTAAGAGCGTAAAAATCCAAGGAGAAACAATGTTAGAAATGGATCTACAGTTTTTTGCAGACGAAACACCGGAGGTCGCTGCACCGGAAGAAACAAGCGAAGCGGAAGTCGAAGATACCGTAGACGAAGGCGAAGAAGAATCTGCACCCGCCGCGCAGACCGCAGAGCAGAACCACATTTTCGCAGAGATCAGGAGACGCGCAGAGGCTGACGCGCAGAGAAAGTATAGCGCGAGGCAGGCGGAGATCGACAGACAGTATGCGGAAAGATTTAAGGGGTACAAGAACCCCGAAACCGGGATGCCTATTACTTCTGCTGCCGAGTACATGGAGGCTATGGCGGCGCAGGAACGGGCAACGGCAAGGTCACAAATGCAGGAGGCCGGTATTGATCCGGACATGCTTGATAGGGCTATTGCTAATTCCCCGGTAGTAAGACGTGCTGAAGAGGTCGAGAGACAGAACCATGCTTTTCAGGCGCAGCAGATGCTTGATGAAGACATAAGGGCAATCATCGGTTTTGACCCTACGGTTGAGAGTGCGCAGGATGTGCTTTCCCAACAGAACTTCCAAGAGGTTGTTGCGTACTGCGGTTCACATCCCGGTATGAGGATGGCAGAGGCGTATAAGCTGGTGAACTTTGACCGACTTGCTGAAGCACGACTGCAGGCAGGCAAACAGGCAGCTATCAATCAGGCAAAGTCTAAAGGCCACATGAATGTAGTTGCCGGAACAAACGACACAGACAAGAGCAATGACATTCCTTCCGATCAGATTGATAACTGGAAACGGTGGTTCCCGGATAAGTCTGCGAAGGAGTTACGCGCTCTCTATAACAAGACAGGAGGCTAATTATGGCAGTAACAATTCGTGACAACACCAAGAATGGCGATATGTGGAATGAGTGGGCAACCCTGCTCAATGCAACGATCTTTGATTCCGATGCGCAGCAGAACAAGTATGAAGATCTTGTGAAGGCGCTGGCGAACGTCAACACTTCTGATCGTTGGGGCGAGAAGGCCACGACCATCGGCGGACTGGGCGATTTCGATGTAAAGGACGAGGGCGAGAACGCAGCGGAAGATACCTTCATCGAGGGCTATGCAAAGTTTATCGAGCACGTGTCCTTCGCAAAGACCTTTATCATTTCCGAGGAAATGCGGGATGATAATCAGATCGAAGAGGCGAAGAGCAAGGCCATCAACATGGTGCAGGCTTATAAGAGATCGAAGGCAAAGTATCTGTCGCAGGCGCTTACCACTTCCGTGGGATCCACGAAGACGATGACCTTCGGCGGCAAGTCCGGCATCGACATTTCCGGCGCGGATGACCTTGCTCTGTTCAACAGCCAGCACCCGCTGAAGAACGCTTTCACGAGCGGCACGTCCCACGTCACGCAGTCTAACCTGTTCACCAATGCCCTGGGCAACAACACCACGATGCTGAACAGACTGGCGAACATCATGCGCAACTTCAAGGATGACCGCGGTGAGGTCCTTGGTTTTGAGGCCGATACCATCATCATCCCCGGCAACAACCCGGCCCTTGAGGACACGGTGAAGAAGATCATCGGTTCTGACGGTGAGGTCGGTTCCAACAACAACGATATCAATACCCAGCGCGGTAAGTGGAAGATGGTTGTTGATTATCTGTGGACCCCGGCGAGTGGCAGCCCTTACATCCTGATGTCTTCCGAGGCGAACAAGGAGCTTCTTGCGACTCGCTTCTACAACAGGAAGGGCCTTGACGTTGCCAACGAGGTCAAGGTTGAGAGCAGGAACCTTGTGTATAACGGTTTCGCTCGTTGGTCTGCAGGCTTCACGAACTGGAGACATGTCCTGATGGGCGGTTCCAGTGACGGAAGCGCGACCACGCTGACCTGACGATCATTCCAAAACGGCAGGGGAGGGGGCTTCCCTTCCCTGCCAAATTCGGAGGTATGACATGATTAAAGTAGGTGACATCATAGACGGGAAGCGGGTTACGAGAGTCTATGAACTGTGCGGGGGGCTTGCGTATCAGTCAGAACCCGTAAGAGAGATCCCGGACCCGAAGGCAGACGATGACGATGAACCTGTAAAGCCCAAGAGGGGCAGAAAGAAAGCATAATGTCATATACATGGTTTGATGTAAAGCTGGCAACCCTTCAGAAAATGTTTTCCTCTAACGGAACCACGATCCAGGTTGACAGCAGCACAAAAGAATATATCGAATCCATGCCGCAGGCGGCAAACGAGGGCTTGCAGCTTCTTTCCACTGCAGGGAAGTTTATTCTGAAGTCCCAGCAGATTGTTGTGCGGCCTGTCAAAAATATGCTTTCATCCACGTTTTCAAGGGACTATGTGACCGGCGGCGTAAAGACATACAACGCAGTCGGCGCAAAGTCCTATTATTTCACCGTGATGGGGGAGAAGGTCCATTGCACTATTCAGGTTGGGGATGAGGAACCTATTGTAATTCAGACACCAACGGAAGAGCCGGAGGATCCCCACACGATAGAATCCCCGAATGGATTTACCGCGTTTCGTGGCAACCTGAACAATCCGGACGGTGCGGAAGTGGTTTTGACCTTCACATGCGACTATCCGTTTGACCTGCGGAATGTGTGCATGTATGAGTACAATTTCGCTTCTGACAAGGCCGTACCGGACTATGAAGAGTATATCAGGTATTATCTGCCGGATGTCTTTGAGAGTTTCTATCAGCTTTCCGAGAATGACCTTTACTACGAGGGAGCGAATGGCAAGGGCTATGTAGCGGCTGATGAGTATTATCAGGAGGCCGATAAGACCCTTGTAATTCCGAGAGCCGAGGCAGGGATATATACAGTATATTACAAGGCATATCCGGAGCAGATTACGCAGACCACGGAAGACGATTATGTCCTTGAACTTGACCCGGAAGTGGCTGCAATCCTTCCTCTATACATGGCTTCCCAGTTATACAAGGACGATGACAACGCTATTGCAACCGTCTATAGAAATGAGTTTGAGGTTGCTTTTGATAGATTGTCGCAGAAAGCAAAGATCCAGCGCAAGGAAGAGTTTACTTCCGAGAGTGGGTGGTGCTAATGGCAACTTCCTTTAAGGTCCCGGCAAGTCCGAGCATCAAGGTATATAAGAACGAGAACTTTTTAGGTTGCGACTTTACGTCTGACGCTTCTACGGTTGACGACACAAAGTCCCCTAACTGCGTGAACATGATTCGTTCTGTGCCTGGGAAGGTCCGCAAGAGGATGGGATATAGAAAGATGGCAGCCTATGACGGGCAGTGCATCTATGGTGTGCATCATCTTTCCACAACGGATGTGTGGTTGGTCCATGCGGGGAATAAACTGTATAACCTGAATGCTCCTATGGGCGGTGACTGGGTGGACCATAGTAACAATGAGATTGTGGACTATGACTCCAACAATATCGTGTTTCAGAATGGGGATCCCGCCGAGACGCTTATCTATACCGGCATGGCGGAACACAGGTCCGTATCGTTTGAAATTGGCCTGAAGCTGGTTATTTTGGATGGAACACGCATGCACTTGTACGATGGAACGAACGTCACATTGGCGAGTGCTTCAGCATATATTCCCACATTGTTTATTTCCGAGGAACCGGAAGGTGGTTCTGACGAGGACGTATTTGAGGCGAGGAACCTTATTCAGCCTGCATGGAAGGAATCATACTATGTTAGCGCTGATAAGGCATCCGTGAAGGATTTCCAGTTATCCTATGGTGATCTTGATGCAACCGCGGTCAAGGCATGGGTTATGAATGCCCAGGGTGAAATGATAGAGAAGACCGAAGGCACACATTTTTCCGTGAACAGGACAACCGGAAAAGTGACTTTCGTAACGGCCCCCGGTCAGTCTCCTGTTTCCGGTCAGGATAACGTGATCATACAGGCATATAAGACTGTCCCCGGATATGCGGACAGAATCAACCATTGCACAATAGGCGCTTTGTTTGGTGTAAACGGTGCCACGGACAGACTGTTTGTTTCCGGCAACCCTGATAAGGGCTATGACAGTGACAATAACCTATACACAAACGTAAATCGTGACTGGTATTCCGGGCAGTACGATCCCACATATTACGCGGACACGAGCTATTCACAGTTAGGATCCGATGCGTCCGCGATTATGGGATATTCCATTATCAACAATTATCTTGCAACGCACAAGGACTATAACGAAATGTCGCAGTCCGTGATCATCCGAGAAGGTGACCTGGTGGATGGCAAGCCTTCTTTCAAGATGGTAAATGCGCTACAGGGAGCAGGCGCGTACTCAAAGTATTGCTTCTCATATCTTGAAGAGGAACCGTTATTCCTGACGCAGTTAGGGATCTTTGCTATCACTGCGCAGGATATCACCGGCGAGAAGTACGCACAGGATAGGAGTTATTACCTGGACGGGAAACTGTTGGAAGAGGCGAACCTTGAAGATGCGTTTGCATTTACTTACAGAGACTATTACCTGTTAGGGATCAACAACCATGTGTATGTCCTTGACGGCCTGCAGCCTATGAGACCGGACCGAAGCAAGCCCTATTCCACGAGGCAGTATGTTGGCTTTTACTGGGATGATATCCCTGCTAACTGTTTCTTTGAGGTCAACGGCAACCTTTGTTTTGGGACTACAGACGGGTTTGTGTGTAAGTTTTACACCGACAAGAAAGCGCTTGAATCCTACAGTGATTTCTGCGTGGTGGATGGCGAAGAGTCAAAGAAAGAAATTGTCTGCACATGGGAGACCGCGGATATTTCAGAGAGTCTGTTTTACAAGAACAAGAAGTATAGATACCTGGCAATCAAGAGTCTTCCGGAACTGTCCTCTTCGGTTCAGATATGGGCACAGAGACATGGTATATGGGAAATGCTCAAAGAGGATGAAACCACGCTCCGGTATTTTGATTTCAACCTAATCGACTTTTCACATTGGTCATTCAATGTTGATCAGACCGCGAAGGTTATATCCACGAAGGCGAGACTGCGCAAACTGGATCATGTTCGGTTCAGGTTTATCAATGAGAAGTTAGACCAGCCTTTCAGCCTGAATGATTTTGCGGTTGAGTACACGCAAAGCGGCAACCATAAGGGGTAAGGAGGAAACATGGCTTTTACAAAGATCAGTGAAGACATTATTGAGAATGGTGGCGTTACTCCGCTTCCTGACTCTCCGCAGTTACAACCTGCCGCATTAAAGGCCAAGTTTGACGAGAAGGGGCAGGCGGCCTGTTTAGGCGTAAACAATCTCATTGATGAAATGGGAGCGAATACGGCTGCTGCTGGTTTGGGCGCAAAGTCACCTACAGGTTTTTCGGCGAGCTCATTTATTCAGGCCATTATTGACGCTATGGCTGTTGAGGTCAACTTGAATAAGGCATCAAGACATCAGCACGTCAACAAGGAAACGCTTGACGGTATTACAAGCGAACTTCTGACCGCATATAACCGGCTGGTTACGTTGCTCACAAATATTACTACGGTGGCTGGGCATATTGAAAATAGCGAGGATGAAATACCTACGTCAAGGGCAGTGTATCAGTATATCGAAGGATACGATTTTGCAAGCAAGCTCATGTTGCAGGTATATCCGGTCGGATCCGTTTATTACTCGCAGCTTTCAACTAACCCACAGACGTACTTTGGCGGGGAGTGGGAGCGGATCTCTACAGAGGGCGGCATTTATGGTTTCGCCCGTACCGCATAAGGAGGTATAGGCTATGTCGAGGATCAAAATATCAGACCTGCCACGGGTAACGGAAGTTGAAGATAGTTGGTGGTTTCCGGTAGATAACGGGTCGGTCAGCTACAAGATCAATATTGCGGACTATAACTCTTCTGCTACGGAAACGGCACGAGGTTATGCAACAGCGGCGGCGGCATCTGCTACCACAGCGGCGGCATCTGCAACGAGTGCAGGACAATATGCGGAGACCGTAAGCGCACAGGTTGCGAGTGCCGCAGGTTATGTAGCAAGTGCAAGTGGCTATGCAGATACCGCAGGCGCAAGCGCAACTGCAGCACAGAACGCGGCTGCTACGGCAACGTCATCTGCTTCAAACGCGGCGGCATCCGCAAGCGCGGCATCGTCAAGTGAGCAGAACGCTATTGACGCGGAGAATCTTTCAAAGTCATGGGCAAGAGGTCAGACCGGCGTAAGATCAGGCGAGAGTACAAATAACTCTATGTACTTTGCCGGACTGTCAGAGAATAGCGCAGGCGTGTCTGCCAACTATGCAAGAGACTCACAGATCCAGGCTGACGCGGCGAAGGGATATAAAGAGACTGCGGTTTCCAGTGCAGCGGCGGCGGCATTGAGTGAGACAAACGCAGGTACGAGTGAGACAAACGCGGCGGCATCCGCACTGGCGGCAGCGGCATCTGCAGCAGAGGCGGCGGCATCTATCGCATCGGTTACGGCAACGGTTGACGATGGGACCGGCACACCGTCTTGTGATGTAACAGAGACAGGAACCACTTCAAAGGCTTTCCTGTTTGAGTTCCATAACCTGAAGGGTGATAGCGGTATTTCCGCACAGACTGACGGATGGTTTACGATGCATGTTGACATTGACGGAAACCTGTATGTGCAGTATCCGGATACATCGACACCCCCTCCGTTTAGATATGACACCAGCACAGGAAATCTGTATTACGTTACCGCGTAAAGGAGGTAGAAAATGGCAGAGCTTTTGATCGGAAATGTAAAGGGTCCGAAGGGTGATACCGGGCAGACAGGTGCCGCGGCAACAATAGCTGTCGGAACCACAACTACGCTTGCACCGGGATCCGCGGCAACCGTTGAGAACGTGGGCACGTCTTCGGCTGCAGTGTTTAACTTTGGTATCCCGAAGGGTGACGCAGGCACCGGGAGTGACGAGGCGGAGAGACTTATTGCATCCGTTGAGACTTCCCCTGCAGAAGCGGCACACACCGCAGGCAGTGAGCTTATTTATGACGATACCCTGTATGTGGTTATTGCCGATATCGCAATCGGTGATGACCTTGAAATCGGAACAAACATTACTTCCGCGGATAGCGTTACGGATCAGATTGTGACCTTAAAGGGTGTCAAGCAGCCTAAACAGTTAGGCACAGAGATCCCGTTCGGTAGCACAACCGCAGAGACCGTGGAAGAAGCACTGGGCTTATTAAAGGACTATGCAGATGACCTGGACTCGTCTGTTGATACATTAAATAGTTCTTTAGCTGACGATGAGGATCAGATCGATGCCATTGTCAATCTGTACGGAGCGAAGCAGTTAATCAAATATCCGTATTATGACGGCAACAGCAAGACACAAAATACTGTGACCTTCACGGTTAATGATGATCTGTCTGTATCGCTGTCGGGTACATCTTCGGGGTATGCCGCATTTAACTTCTGCACACGGACAGGCAACCCACAGAATTTACCAACAGGAAGATACGCCATATCTGGCGGGTACAGCGACAAGATCGTTGTGTCCGTTGGAAAAACGGGCGGCGGTGGTTGGCAGTTACTCGGTAGCAGTAAGGGCGTAAATGACGTTGTTGTTTTTGACGTTGACGAAAGCGACAATCTCGGTATTTGCATCGAGGTCACAGAAGCGGGAGTAGCCACGGACGGAATCACGATAAAGCAACTGCTGACGGATGCGCGGATCAAAGACAAGACCTACGTTCCCTATGCACCCGCTAACCGCGATTGCGTCAGTTATGCGGTTAATACGAAGTTGGGTGCGCATAATCTGTACGATAACAAAGCGACCACACAGACATTAAATGGCGTGACATTCACCGTCAATAGCAATAAGACTGTCAATATCAATACGGTGTCTGGTGGTGCTTCTACAAACACCTATCTTGATATGGGCGGGATGCTTTTCAAGGCTGGAATGTACCGCATATCGGGCATTAAGGAAAGCCAAAACGTCTACAACATTGTTATCCGCACAAGTGACAGCGGGAGTTCTTACACATACTATGGCAATCAGAGTGGGAATGATGTTATCCTTTCTCTTGCATCTGACAAGTATATAAAACTTGAAATCATCGTATATGCGGGAACACAAGTTACAAACAAAGTGGTGTACCCGCAGATTACAACGATTGAGGACACCGATCCGAATTTTGCGCCGTTTACCATGACCAACAGGGAATTGACGGAAGTAATTGGCAACGTAAAAGAAATTCGTGCTGGTCGCTTTAGTTATACAAATGGTGCATCAATAGCGGGTACTGTCACTTTCGATAAACCGTTTACAAAGGGAACCACGACAGTAGTGATAATTACAGGGGAAAGCGGAAACACCCAGTATATAACATTATTTACTGTTCATGGTGCAAGTGCATCAGGGTTCAGTTATATTGGAAAAAATGTAACAGGCGATACTACAAGCACGGAAAGATATGCACAGTATATTGCAGTGAGATTTTAATAAAAGGAGGACAAATCTATGAATTACAAGTATTACATCATCCAAAGCAGTAACGGCAACGTGAGTATCAAGTCAGAGTGGGACGATCTCAATAAGGCGATCGTAGCGTTCCATCAGTTATGCGCAACACTTTGGAACGCACAGGACGTTATCGAGGGGTATGCCGAGATCGTGTATAGCATGGATCTGAATGTGGTCGGCGGCTACAAGGAGCATATCACGCACCCGCAGGCGGCAGAATAATTTTATTCCGCTAAATGGCTGATTTAATGGATCACCCGGATGGGGGCAACCCTGTCCGGGTCCTAAAAAGAGGATTGTGACATGGAGACAATAGCGTTTGAAGATCTCGTCCGCCTCGTTGTTGTGATTGCGGGGTTATGGGGGTTTTTCAAGGTGGTCAACGAAATGGTAAAGGCAATCAATGCGCGACATGATAGAGAGCAAAGGTGGGATGAAACTGCGGACAATATCCGCAGGGAGCGCGAAGAAGATATGTGCCAGTACAATGCCCAGCTTGCGAATATAAGAAAAGGTCAGGAGGATATCCGTATAGAGTTTGACTGCAAGGTGCAGGAGATAAAGGCCGAGCAGTACATAATCGTTGAGTGCCTGCGCGCGGTGCTTGACGGTTTACGGCAGCAAGGATGTAACGGCAAGGTGTCAGATGCTATCGACACGCTTGACAGTTACCTGGTGCGGAGGGCGCACGAATGAAAATGAACGGGTTGGATAAATATGTAATATTTTCCATAGCAGTGGTGCTGATATATACCATTGCGGAGTTTATTTCAGTCAACGTCACAGGCATGGAAAAGACCACATTGACCGCGTGTGTGTATGGTTTCTTTGCAGGTGAGGTAACGGTGTGCGGACTCTTGCGCATCTTCCGGATCCGTCACCCTAAAAATGATGATTAAAATACTGTTCATTGGTGGGTTTATATATTGTGCGGTTGCTATAGTGTTTCTTTACTTTTGGGGAGGCAGGAAATGAACGATGTAACCTTTATGATCCTGAAGATTGTTATTTCTATCTGTGCGGCGCTTGTCACGGTGTATGTGATCCCGTACTTGAAGACGCTGAAAGATGACAAGAGGTATAACGCATTGATTGACATGGTTGCGCTGGCAGTACGCGCGGCGGAGCAGACGATCCGGGAAGAAGGTCAGGGTGCCGTAAAGAAAGAGCGCGTGATTGATTTTGTCCGGGAATGGATGGGCAAGCAGGGCATTGATATAAGCTATGAGCAGTTATCCGAGCTTGTGGAGGCTTGCGTCTATCAGATGAAGCAGGAGGCCAAATGAAAACAAGCAAGGCCACACTTGACAAAATTGCCGAATTTGAAGGGATCCGGCTGAAAGCATATAAGCCCGTCAAAGCAGAGAAATACTGGACGATAGGTGTCGGGCACTATGGTCCGGACGTGACCAAAGGTATGACGATCACGAAAGAACGTGCTATGGAACTGTTTGAGCAGGATATCAAGAAGTTTGAGGACGCGGTGACGGCAACCGGCTTAACACTAACACCTAATCAATTTGATTCCCTGGTGAGTTTTGCCTTCAACTGTGGAACAGGAAACCTGCAGAAACTTGTTAAGGGCCGCGATTATCAACAGATCGCGGATGCCATGTTGTTATATAACAAAGGATCAGGGAAAGTATTGCCCGGTCTTGTTAGGAGAAGGCAGTGGGAACACGATTTATTTTTGTCAGATGGTGTTCCGAAGAAGACTGGCAACCCGTATTCCATGCCGACAAAGAATGTCCGTATAGGATCCCGTGGGAATGATGTCAGGTGGGTGCAGTATGAACTGACCCGGAATGGCTATGGAATAGTGGTAGATGGGATCTTTGGACCCAAGACGGACAAATGTGTTAGGGACCTGCAATTACAACACCACATCCAGGTTGACGGCGTGGTGGGTCCGCAGACAAGGGAAGTATTAAAGAATTGAGCGCAAACACGGGAGTCGCTATCCGTGAGGAAATAGAGGCTGTTTCGTAGGAGGTGGAAAATGGCAACAACTTACAATATCGGTAAGAACAAATGGACGCAGAACAATCTTAATAACAACATGTCCGGTACGGATGCGAACGCGATTTACTACGCTACGCATGGCGGCACCGGCACCGGCAAGGCAAACACACAGAGGTCGAACCCCGGCAGCTATGTGTCTTACACGCCCGACAAGAGCAGCGGCGGCAGTGGCGGTGGCGGCGGCAATGATGGCGGAAACAGTGGCGGAGGCGACTATTACGATCCTTATGGTGGTGGTTACTACGGTGATTACTATGGTGGTGGTTACTTCGATTCTTCCGGTGTTTGGGAAGAATACCTTGAACGTCTGCAGGCGCAGGCAGAGGCTTCTTATGCCCGCAACATGGAGACAATCGCTAATGCCTATGATCGGTCCGCCGGATCCTTGAATGAGAATTTCTCTTCGGCGCGTGATCAGATGAACCAGGCTGCCAATAAGTCCCGCGGTGAAATCAACGATGACTCCGAAGCGGCTATGAGACAGGCGTATATCAATAACAGACTGTCCCGTAGAGATCTTCAGCAGAACCTTTCCGCACTGGGCATGAGCGGCGGCGCAAGTGAGACCACGATGGCTTCTCTTGACAACAACTACGGCAATGCGCGCAATAAGATCGACACGCAGCGCAATAAGTCTTTGTCGGAACTGGAGTCGGTGCTTGCCAACAACCTGGCGGCTGCCCTGCAGCAGTACAATGCGCAGATGTCTTCACTTAACCAGTGGAGAGCACAGGAGGAAATGGCGGCGGAAGCGGCGCTGAATAACTTTGAGGCAGGTTATGCGGCGAACTTCTCTTCGCTTGCACCGAGTAATGACGCTTACCTTGCGGCGCTGAACGCTCTTCAGAAGAGCCAGCAGGGATTCAACTTTGAAGGCGCGTCCGCGAATAACCCGTATCAGGCGTTGAGTCAGCGGCAGGCGGCGAACATGTATAACACCAACTACGCGGAGTACCTTGCCGCCAATTCCCTGTATGGCAATAATGCTACGCGTAACAATGCTTATTCCGCTTATCAGAACGGGCGGATGTCACAGGAAGATCTTGTTACCCTGATCAACCGTTTGGGTCTGTAAACCATTCTCTTTAAGGGGCTGGTCAATAGGCCAGCCCCATGAGGTATCGGGATGAATTATTCAGCGAGGAAAGAGGGAAATTACGACTGGGAACGCGTTTCCGGTCTTCTTAAAGCGCGTGAGAACGCAGAGAAGCAGGCTATAAAGGCTATGCAGAAAGCGCAGAAGAGCGCAGGTAGGACGCGGAGATCACAGAAGACATATACTGCTGAAGAGATCATGGCGGACTATGACAAGTGGGTAAAGGTGCAGGAAGCGCAGAAGTTTCTTGATAGCCGCACCCCCACGAACCTGTCCGCTGAAGAGATCATGGCGGACTATGATAAGTGGCTTGCCAATCAGAAGGCCGCGCAGTCGCAGGCCGCCCCTATCACCCCGGTACTGAAGAAACAGACACAGAGACAGGCACAGGAACCGGCACAGGAGATCCCGGTTCTGAAGGATAACCGCGTCTTTAATGCGCAGGATGCACAGAAGAGGCAGGCGGAGGAAGCACAGAAGAAGCGCGTGTTTAATGAGAAGGACGCGCAGAAGCGGCAGGCAGAGCAGGAGAAGATTGTGCCTAAAAAGACAGATGCACAGGACTATCCTGATATCGTTAAAGAACTTGCACAGAAGAATAATATCCCGGTATCTGAAGCGCAGAAACAGTATGAGGCTATTACTGGTCAGACCATAAATAAGGCAGATAAGACAAAACTTGCCAGTGCGAACGTGGTCAAGAAACTGTCCGAACAGGAAAAGATTGACGGGTGGTTGGATCCTTCTCACAAGATGACTAAAGATGAACGCAAGGATGCGCAGAAAATCGTTAAGGAGTTTAACAAGAAGTATGGAAGTCAAGGGCAGCTTGTCAGATCTGATGAAGAGAAAGCGCAGGCGGCGAAGATTGCCGCTTTAGATAATAAGAGCAGGGCAGCCGGAAGTTTTGCGGCTGGTAAGATGCGGCCTATTCTTAATGCAACAAACATGGCGCAGAAGGGCGCGGATTATCTTCTTGGCGGAAGCGCAGAGCTGGGCGCAGGCATGATAGATGACCTTGCGGGGACGGACCTGGCAGAAAAGGTCCACAATGCCCGTGAGACTTTGAAAGAAGAGCAGAAGAAGCAGAACGCATTCCTTCGGGAACAGTATCAGAATGCGCAGGCGCAGAATGGTTTAGCGTATGGTGCAGGTAACTTCCTCGGAAGTGCGGAGTTATATGCGCTGACGAACCCTGCTTTTGACGCGTTAGGCGCATCAGCCGGTTTGGGTGCGGCTGGTAAGTTTGTCGGTAATCAGATCGGGCAAAACGTGCAGGATATTGTACTGGATACCATCCCCGAATACATGGCTGACCTTGAATCTGGCATGTCCCCGGAAGAGGCAAGGAAGAAAGCCTTAATGGGGCTTGGATTTAATGCCGCAGGAAACCTGGCAATGGGCGCTGCCTCTGAACTTCTTCCTGCATTGAAGATGAATAATGCGGCACAGGCACAGAAGGCGAACGATTTAGTTGATTATGGGCGCAATGTCCTTGCTCCTATTGCCGAAGATATTGACAATGTGGCGCGCAAAACGGATTTACCTGTTATGCCGAAACCGGAACCACAGAACATTCCGAATGCGGCGAAAATGGCGGAAGATATCGTTACCGGCGCGGATGGTAGAAAGACCGTGGAACAGCTTGTCGAGGATCAGGCAAAGGCCGCACAGAACATTGAGGACCTTGCAAAACAGATCCCGAAGCAGGAGAGCGCGCAGGATCTTGGGCATCAGCTTGCAGAGAAGTATGCCGCATCGTTCCAGGGCATCGACACCTACGGATATATGGACGAACTTGACGCGGTTGACAGCGGCGTTGAGCAGATGGCGCGTGACATTAACGAGGGCAAGGATCTTACACAGTACATTGACGCACTGGAAGATTATGTGGATGAAGTCGAATTACCGGAAGACAAGGCAGAAATTGAAAACCTTATCAAAGAACTTTCTTCGCTGAATCAGAAGGCCGCACCGGTTGATAATATCCGTGTCGGCAGGTCAGAACTTGTTGACCGCATTGTTGATCAGAACCTTTCCGGAGATCCGGATAGGCGTGTGATGGGCAACCTTCTTGCAGAGGTTGAAACAAAGTATCGTAACGGTGAGCTGAACCTTTCGTATGAAGACTGGGATAACCTTCTTAAGAATGCGGACCAGTATGCAAAGAACCGGGATCCTAAAGCGGTCAATGCGATCAATGACATCCTCTTAAAAGCAGGCGGGGAAGAGGCGGCACCGAAACTGTCACAGATTGTCACGGATCCCATGATGGAAGATACCGTACTGCGGTTTGAAAGTTTAGAAGATCAGATCCGCAGGGTGCTTCATAATGCCGATTATTCTGGCAACGAGAAACTGGTCAAAGAGGCCGGTGATATTGAGAAGTACCTTGATGAATACAAGCAGGCCATTATTGACAAGGACGTGGAGAAGGCGAGCCGGGTTGCGAAGGATCTTTCCAATGCCAGGAAGCGTTTCAATACCGCGGCGAAGAACATTGAAGGCTATAATGGTGAGTTTAACACAAAGGCAATGGGAACCGCTATTGACAGCCCTGCACACTATATGCGTGAGAGGATCGGATACGGTGACACGGATATTGATCTTCCTGATATGCCGCCGGAACAGAGGTATGCACATCCGAAGGGTACAACGTGGGAATCTTATCAGGCAGAACGCGAAGCGGCGGGTGACATACCCCAAAATGTAACCGCGGATGATAATGTTTCTACTAATCGTATAACAGAACTTGATGAAAGGATAGCGCAGATTGACGAGCGGCTGAAACAATATGATACCCCGAAGCAGCGCCCGGAAGAAGCGGCGTACCGCGCACAACTTCGTGCCCTTGATGAACAGATACAGAACATTGAAAATAACGGTGGTGTTACAGTAGAAGTCAACGGTATCGAGCGAAGGCTTGACCGTACCAGCGCAGATCGCATACTGTCCGACCTGAAAGTGCAGAGAGAGCAGGTGCGGCGCAATCTTGAAGACTTGTCCTCCGTTGACATTGAGGACGCGATTTCCGGCAACAATAGAAAAATGTTAGAGGATGCGCGCGCGAAACTTGTTGCAGAACGTGATTCTCTGAATGGCGCAGGTGGTGAACCCCCTGTCAATGGCGGCACTCCTAAAGACATAACCCCTCCCACGAACCCGCCGAAAACACCTGGCGGATCCGGTGGCGGCACTGTGCCTCCGGAAGATATCGAAGTACCGGAAGGCGGAAGAATTTCAAAAGCCCGTACCAATACCTATGAACGTCTTGGCTGGGGTGATGCTATGCCCCGTGAAGAGTACAAATATAAGGTATATAGCGAAGCAGAGCAGAATGCTGATGCAATTTCGCGTTACCAGGGAAATGCTGACGTTGCACGAACGCTGTTAGACAAAGACCTGAAAGATTTTGATGAAGCGGATGTAAAGGCCGCTTTCTCAAAGATGCAGGAGCTTATGGATCAGGGGGATCCGGAGTCCTTGCGTATTGCTAATATGCTTGGTAAAAAGTCCGCTGCAGCACAGAGGCAGGGCGGACGTGTAGTGCAGGCTTCGGCGGAGTTTACGCGAAATACGGCAGCCGGTGCTCTTCAGGATGCAAACAGAGCACAGGATGACCTTGTATTGCAACCGTGGATCAGCCGTAATAAGAAACAGGCGGAAGGAAACAAGCGGATTGCGAAAGCCCTTGCCGATATGGGCAACACAGAACTTGGAAAGAAGAATGCCCCTGTCCTTACACATGAGCAGGTCAAGCAGGGTGTGCTTGATGAACTAAAAAAAGAATTTGCAAGTGTAGAGGATGTATTCAATGACAACGATATTGAATACCTGGCGAGGCTTGCAGAAGATAAGACCGTTCCTGTTTGGAAGATCACGGACGAGATTGAACATAAATTGAAGCATGGGACGTGGTACACACTTGACGAGTCTTTGCCCGAAAAGGCCGTCAAGAATAATCAGCTTGCCCGTATGCTGGATGAGGCCACAGGCATTGCTAAAGAATCAAAAGAAAAGCCGGAGCAGACTATCGGTAACCTTCTTACCGGGATAAAGAACACACTGAATGATGAATCTATCGGTGTGGCGGATCAGTTTAACGATGATGACTACTATTTCATTGCTAAAATGATTGAAGAAAAGGTCCCACGCTGGCAGATTGTCGATGAACTGCGACATAAACTGGATCATGGTACATGGTACAACCTTGACGAGAGTATACCGGTTAAGCAGCCCACAAACAAGAAATTGCAGAACGCGCTTGACTCACTTGTTACGGAACAAGTCAGGGCAGAGAAAGAGGCCCCTTCTCTTCAGCAGATCACGGAAGAGGTCAGGAACACGCTTGCGAAAGAATCTGCTGACCTTGGCATTGAATTTACCGATGATGACGCGAACTATATTGCTAATTTGATCAATAATGGAGCTACAAAGACAGAACTTACCGATGCACTGAACATGAAGATGGCAACCGGTACCTTTGGAATATCAGACGAAACCTTGCGCCAGGTCAACGATATTTTCAAAGAGATATCCCATTATGATCCGAATAGCAAGCGGTTTGTTGAAGGCCAGGCAAAAGCCTATGAACTGCTTGCTAATGAGATATTGCCGGATGCTACGGCGGCGGAAAAGTTTGCGGCGTGGCGATATATTGCTATGCTCGGCAATTCGAAGACTATGCTTCGGAACCATATCGGGAATGCCACGTTTAATGTTGTGACAGGTATTTCCAACGATATTGCAGCGATAGCAGAAGCAGGCATCGACAGGGCACTAAAAAAGAAGGGCGGCATTCAACGTACAAAGAGTTTATTAAATATCACAAAAGAACAGGACAGAAATCTGATTAAGGCAGCGTGGGATGATGCGGATGCAAGCAGTTACCGCCAGATGGTGGGTTCAAAGTATGAGAAAATGAATGCCGACTCCCTGCGTCAGCACAAGAGCGTATTTAAGTCAAAACTTGCGCAGCTTTACGAAAAGGCAACGGACAAAGGCATAAGCGATTTTGCCGCCATGAAAACGAAGTTTTCCACTTCCCTTGCAGGCTATCTGAAGGCGAATGGGTATGGTACTGACATTTTTAAGGCGGAAGATGAACTTGCAAGGCTTAAAAATTTTGGTAAGGACAGGCTATTGTCTGATGCAGAAAGGACCCGCATTGAAGAACTGACAAAGGATATAGGGGTACTTGATAAAGCAAGGGAGTACGCGTTAAAGCAGGCTGAATACGCCACGTTCCACGAGGACAACAAGGTTGCGGAAATGCTAACAAGATGGTCCCGGATGTCGAAAGAGGAAGGCACCGGTTTAGGGCATCTTATTATCGAAGGACTTGTGCCATTTAAGAAGACACCTGCGAATGTTCTTCGTAGTGGCTTTGAGTATTCTCCGCTTGGTGCCATTGACAGTATCCGGAAAACCGGGAAACTGGCCTATGAGAACACAGGGAAACGTGCCGGAAACCTTGCCGATACTTACATAAATAAGAAGGGGAAGGAGGTATCCAAAACTCTTGCTGCCGATGTCATTGATAGCTGGTCGAAGACGTTGACAGGAACCGGTCTTGCCGCTCTTGGTTATTTCCTGGCGAACAAAGGGATCCTTCATTTGAGTGAGTCGGATACAAAATATCAGGACGAGCTGGAAGGACATCAGAACTATGCCATAGAGATAAACGGTCATTCTTATACAATAGACTGGGCCGCGCCTTCGATTATGCCTATTATGATTGGTGCGGAATTACAGAAATTGTGGGGAGCAACCGGGAAAGATGACGCGGATTTTTATAATAACATAGACAAGTATTTTTCAATCGCTGGTAGAATCGCAGATCCGCTTATTGAAACGTCTATGCTGTCCGGCGTAAAAGACTCTTTGGAATCTGCAGCCAATTATGCAAGAAACAATGAGGTTTTGAGCATCCCGTCAATGCTTATGTATAACACTGCGACAGGGTATCTTTCACAAGGCATTCCCACAATAGCGGGACAAATTGCGAGGACAGTTGACCCGACAAGAAGGTCATCATATACGGACAAGGAAGGTATTTTAGGTGTCGTAGATAAGCAGCTAAAAAAACAGATGAACAAGATCCCTTGGTTATCTATGATGAACAACCCGTATGTTGATACTTATGGCAGGGAGCAAAACAATAGTCCAGTTGAAAATCCTTTAGCGAGGCTGGCATATCAGGCGTTAAGTCCTGGATATCTGCAAAAGATTGAGGAAACAGATGCGGATAAAATCAGCCGTAATGCGTATGCCATAAGTGGTGAAAAGAACACTCTTCCTGAATGGCAGTCCGGCTTAAAAATCGGCGGCGAAAGAGTGGATCCCGACACTTATACTCAATATGCCAAAACTTACGGGCAGGCTAATAAGTCTATTCGTGATGCGCTGGCGGGTGATCCGTGGTTTACTTCACAAGACGAAGCAACAAAAGCGGAGATTGTTGGGGATGTTAATTCCATTGCTAATAATGTAGGTAAAGCGGCAGTTGACCCTGAATTTACTACAAAAAGCAAGGCTTATGAGGCGTATAGCACTGGTGGTATTCCAAGTCTTATAGATTATTATAGGGAGCAGCAGGCAAAGGCCGTATCCAAGGAAGCGGGACTTTCTGTAAATTCAAACGCGGCAAAGTCCATACAGAAGGATATTCTCAATGGGGACGAAGAGGCCGCTGCACAGAAGACCGATGCCATTGAATACCTTAAAAGCGTTGGCCTTGGGAAGCCTGGCCCCGCGGCAACGTATTGTGTGGCACATGATACTATTTCGGGGCTCACTCCGGAGACCTTTGCGAAAACCTACAAGGAAATGGACGTGGATAATTCGCAGGGGCTTAAGAAGGATGAGGTTGTTTCTTATATGAACAAGCATAAGTTCTCACAGGCAGAAGGATTGCAGATTTTCAAGGCATACGGAAAGTCCACATGGAAGATTCCTACCCTGAAGAATGGCACTTGGAAATGACCATACCGGACATCACGAACAGTGAGATAGACAGACTCATCGGTGAATGGATCCATAGTGAACGTGATCGCAGGATCCTTCACCGGAGACTGATAGACGGTATATGTATAGAACCACTGGCAGAAGAGTTTGATATGTCCGTCTCACAGATAAAGCGTATCATCGTAACAGGATCCCGGACCATCTTCTCAAAAATCTAAAATGACCCGAAAATGAGCCGCAGGCGAACTCGTCTGCGGCCTTCTTTTTTCCTACAATATCCCCATAGGAGGGTGATATATGTGGGTATATCTTAACTTAAATCCTTTGAAAAAGCGGACCGGAGACTGCGTTGTAAGAGCGTGTGCTTTTGCGACCGGGCAATCATGGGATGAAACGTACTGGGAACTATGCGAAAAAGGTTTTGACCGGGCAGAAATGCCTTCTTGGAACTCTTCGTGGTGGGCGTACTTAAAGGACAAGGGCTTCCAAAGGCACATCATCCCGGACACATGCCCCGAATGTTATCAGGTGCGAGACTTTGCCGCGGACCATCCGAAGGGAACGTATGTCCTGTTTATACCGTATTCGACCGATGGCGTAGGGCATGTTGTCGCGGTTGAAAACGAGATAGTGTATGACACATGGAATAGCAGCTACGAGATACCGCTTGCCTACTGGCAGAAAGGAGAGACCAAATGATCCAACACCAGCCGCTTTACTATGGGTATCAGCAACCGATGCAGCAACCAATGCAGCAGAAACAACAGACCAGTCTTGTGTTGATAAGCACAGAGGAAGAGGCGCTACGATATCCTATGGCACCGGGGAGCTCTATTCTTTTCAAGATTGAGTCACAACCGCTGATTATAGAGAAGGTCATGGGCTTTTCACAGTTTGAAAGTCCGCAGGTGAAAAAATACCGGATCATGGAAGAGGAACCGCCGAAGGAACCGCAGGTAGTTGTGCCGGATCTTTCAGGAATAGAGGACCGGATTGACAAGCTGGAACAGGAGATAGACAAGCTCCGAAACAAGCGTACACCGCGCAAGAAGGAGGAAGAGGATGAATAACATTATGCAGTTTATGCAGAGTTTCAACCAATTCAGACAGTCTATGCAGGGGCAGAACCCTAATCAGATTATACAGAACCTTATGCAAAACGGTCGCTTGACGCAGGAGCAGTATGAACAGGCGAGGCAGCAGGCCGCGCAGATACAAAGAATGATGTACCCCGGCGCGCAGGGGTGATCAGATACAATCAACCGACCTTCCGGAAGACGAGGAAGGCCGCTCAACCCCATAGATAGGGGAGAAAGGAGTGCACAATGGCACTTGCAGATGAAATGGTAATGCCAGTATCGCCTCTTGGAGGAACTGGCGGAATTGGCGGGACGAGCGAATGGATTATTCTTTTCCTGATCTTCGCAATGTTCGGAGGTGGCTTCGGCAATGGCGGTTATGGGAACAATGATTTTCCCTGGCTGATGAACGGTCAGAACAACATCAATGCCAACACGAACGCAGGATTTCAGAATGCCGCGCTGCAGGCATCAGTCGGTGATCTTCGCACCGGTATCACGGCAGGTTTCGGGGATGTCGCGTTAGGTATCGCGGGCATCAATCAGAATATCTGTCAGACCGGTAATACAATCGGTAATCAGATCTATGGCCTGTCTTCCCAGTTGTCCCAGTGCTGCTGCGAGAACAGACTTGCGACCGCGCAGACGCAGAACGTGGTTCAGAGTGAGGGAGCCGCAACGAGGCTTGCCATTCAGAATCAGACCCAGCAGATCCTCGACAAAATGTGCCAGCAGGAGATCGACAACCTGAAGTCGCAGAACCTTGCTCTTCAGAATCAGGTCAACATGCAGGCACTGGCGGCATCACAGACCGCGCAGACCGCGGCGCTGGTGGCGGACAACACGGCACAGACGCAGTACATCGTCAACCGCGTGGCCCCGTATCCGGTTCCCGCTTATGTTGTGGCTAATCCTATCACACCCGCTACGGCGTGAGAAAGGAGGCATCCATGAAAGGACTGTACTTGATCCTTGACGAGATGGAGGATATGACCGGAAAGAAGCTCATGGAAGCGAAGGAGAAGGCGCGCGCGGCAGGATCCCTGTCTTCAGCGGATATTGACTACCTTGACAAGCTGACGCACACCTTGAAGAGCATTGTTTCCACGAAGGTTATGCTTGGATCCGATAGCAGCAGAGCTGACAGACACGAGGACGAGGCAAGTGAAAGACGCATGCGTGATAGCATGGGCAGGTTTACTTCCCGGATGTCGGAACTCATGGACGAGGCACCGAACGAACATGTGCGCGAAGAAATGCGCAGACTGCTTACGTCTATGTGAGCGAAAAGCGGCGGGGTTACGGCCTCGCCGCTTGCTTTATGCCTGCAAATGCGATATAATAAGGTTTCGGAGGAAACTATCATGGATAGACCTGATAAGATAAGCTATTACGAGCATGAAGCAGAGGTTGCCAGGGCGGAGGTCAACGCGGAAAGATGGGCTATAGCCGCGCTGATCGCTTTTGTGATTTTAACCGCGGACCTGTGCATTACAAAATTCAAGAAATCGGCATAATATCGCATAATTTTTGACGATTAAACGAATTTTTCAGGTCATACTTTAGGTCATACTTTAGTTCCGCGGGTGGAACAAATGCCGAAAATAGGGGCTTCCAAAGGTGCCCATTTTACGCGGCTAAAAAGGCGAGAAATGCAGTAATCACGCGGTTATACGGGCATTTTTAATGGGGTTCAAGTCCCCTCTCCAGCTTATCTTTAAGCCCCGTAACCACGGGGCTTTTCAATTTCTTGGGTCATACTTTAGGTCATACTTTTTATCAGGGAGTCAAAGTGATCACGCATTCTTCGCGCGTATTCATCCGAAACATCGGTCATGTTTTTTTGGTAATGCTCTTTTAGAACCGAAGATCCCCTGCGCCATCCGCCCATATCTGACAAATAAATGTCACCGATTCCCAGTAATGGGGCAGAGCTTGCAAAAAATCCACGCATATCCTGAAAACGGCAGGTCATACCCAGGTCATCCCGTAGGGCTATGAAATACTTTGTGACTTCGTTTGGAGTCCTGTGGATGATTCTGTCTTCCGGATCCCCGGTTCCTATCAGGTCAAAGATAACCTGCGGGATGGTGGATACATCCCGGATGCTGGTTTCAGTCTTCGGCATGTCCTTGATGATCCATTTCCCATTATCATCCACAACCATATCCGTGTGGACGTAAATCTTCCCATCGGATATATCCTTGAATTTTAGGGAGCATATTTCTCCACGGCGAAGGGATCCGAATGCGGACAATCCGATGCAGATTTTGAGCCAGGGACGCGCGGCATTAAATAATGCCATCACGTCACTTTCAGAGACGCTTTGTGCGCGTTTAATCTGCTTCGGTGGTAGTTTTATCCTGAATGTTTTATCGGGCATATACAGGGCAATAGATGCAGTCAGAAGACCATATATATTCTTTACAGACTTTGCACTTAATTTCTTTGCATGGTTTGATATAAATAACTGGACCTGTTCGTTTGTCAGTTTCCGGATCTTCAAGTGCCCTATTTCATCGAAATAGTTTCTTTCGATCTTCCGATACCCTTTGATTGTGGACGGTGAGAGTACGCCTTCCTTTGCTTTGATATATCCTGCAACCGCTTCCTTGACAGTCAGATCCACACGCGCGGCGCGGCTGCCTGTTTCAGAGAACCTTGCAGCCATCTGTTCCGCTTCCTGCTTTGTCCCCGCAGTAAATGCGCGGTAATGCTTCTTACCGTCAGCACTGGTATGGGAATATACGCGGCATTTCCACATGCCGGATGGTTGTTTCTTTGCAGTTGCCATTTATTTTAAGTATTCCCCCATGATCTTTCTTCAAGTGCAACTACCGCAGGAGAGGTAAGGACAACCTTTATTAACTCTGCATATTGGATATCCTTATCGCGCACCGAGTCTAACAGGAAGTCAATCCGCCTGTCTTTAAGCTCTACCTGCCCCTTTAGAAAATCAATGCTTCTTGCAAAACCTTCCCGCTCCTTATCCATTTTTTCATGGTACTTTATTTTTTCTTTGTCTATAGCGGACTCTAACTGTTTAACCTGTTTTTCAAGCTCTTCAATGCGTTGTATCTTGTATTTCAACAATGATTTCATGGCCTGAACATCCATGTTGTCATCGTCTTCTATTGTTTCCATATCAAGCAGGGCCTTCGCAATAGGACGGATCGTTTCTTCGTACCTAAAGGACAGGTCTTCTGAACCCTCGCTGAATATTCGTGATATGGTGGACTTTGACAGGTAATCACCGTTCTTTTCCATCAAGTCAAGGATATCACTATAAGATAGGCATTTTTCGTCCCGGACCTCTTTGAGTTTTTGGATGATATCGCGGGTGTTTATCATGCGTTCGTCTCCTGTTCTATTTGTGAAACAGTGTTCCCCTCGTCCAATATCTTGGACTTCTCACCAATATATAGCAATGCTACAATCGCCTTACAAGAAAGGAGGATCCCACTATGACACAGTTTGAATTTGTCCTGTTATGGCTAACCTTAACAAAAGAGATCAAGAGTCAGTTGGACCTGATTTTAGGAGACCCTCAACCGCTTCCCGAATCGGAGGAAGAGACTGCCGGTACCTCTCATATAGCCTAATAGCCTTCGCGACATCCTCCGGGGAGTATTGTTGTTCCAATGACGGTATGGTTTCCTGCTCCGGCGCATCTAATATGGGGACATCATTGTTATACCTGGCAGGGTTATCCGACACGCCAATTAAATAATCGACTGATACACCGAATATCTCCGCCAAAAGAGGTATGTTCTTGAAATCCGGTATAGTTTTTCCGGACTCGTATTTGCTTAACATTCCTTTATTAAATGACGCATCAAACCTTTTGTTTAATTCGTTAGCAAGAGATTCCAACGAATAACCGTGTTCGATGCGTAAATTATGAAGTCTTTGTTGAAATGTATTCATGGCGTTATCCTCCGCAATCATATTATATTATGTGTGTTTCATAAAATGCAACAAAAAATGCAAAATAAATAGAAAAAGTTGTTGACAAAGAAACTCTACCGTGATATTCTCATAGTGGTTTCACAAAAGAAACCCACAAAATATAGAAAGGAGAAAGAGAAGATGGCGGAAATTAAGCACCCTGCTTACACCAAGTTCAAGTGCTGGATGAAGGAGAACCGAATAACGAATGAGGAAATCGGCATGATCATTGGCAAAAGCAAGTTCGGCGTTTCGCAGCGTATCAATGGAACGGGCCCGGATTTTTCGGCTGAAGAAGTAAGAAAAATCTGCCTGCGGTATGGTATCAGCGCGGACGCCTTTTTTGTTGCCAATAAGGTTTCATAGAAGAAACTATATACGGCAAGGGGGATCGTGAGTATGACATTGCGGGACTACATCAAAAGGGCGGATATGAGCGTGACGGAATTATCAAGCCGCGCGGCAATCCCCAGGACAACGATCTACCGATACTTCCGAAATCTGTCACCTATTACGGGCAATCGGTTAAGGGCAATCGGGGAAGTGTTGGGAATGAGCAATGAAGAGATCGGATCACTGGTGATGAAAGGGGGTAGGACATGAGAAGGATAGGCGCGGCATTGATCAGCATGGGAGTGGTAGCATCCATCCTTAATCTGACACAGGCGGACAGGATGATGCAGCTCAACTTCCTTGCAGTAGGCGTAGGTATGTTTTTGTTCGGGACTGTCGCACTGATCATTGACGCAGGAATTTACGGCGATTGAAAGGGGGAACAGATGCTTATTTTGGCAATCGAAGAATTGAAGGCAAAGTATGAAGCGGAAGCGCTGAAGTACATTACCAGCAACCGGAGCGCGGCAAGCAATGAAGGCTTTATGGAGAAGGACTGGAAGGACATTGCAAGCGCAAAGTCTGAAGTCTATGTGCAGGTGGTGCAGGATCTTACAGACCTGATCATTGCGAGCATGAGAGAGAGACAGGAGCGTGTGGCAGTACAGGAGAAGAGAAGCAACTACAAGGGCATGATCGATGACTACGTTGAAAACGGGGACTATGTGAATGAGTGACCGGGCGGCAGGTGTACTGTTCCTTGTTTGGGCAATCGGCGTGTGCGTGGCGAACATCCTGTACCTGTTAGACCTATAGAAACGCCACCGGGGGTACGGTGGCGCTCCAGGGCAAATGTGCAGATAACTGCATAACACATTATATCACAAAAGAAAGGAAAGGGCAAATGGAAGACAAGAATCTGTTAGTTGAATACACAAGAGGCACAATCACATGTGATTTTTCCGAAATCGAAGAAGAGTTGCGCCTGCAGATGACCGCTTATGCGGACCTTGAAGTTACCGAAGATAACATCCCGGAGAGAAAGAAGGACGTTGCAACGCTGCGCAAGATCAAGACTGCGGTTGAGGACAAGCGGAAGGAGATCAAGAAGGAGTATTCCAAGCCGCTGGCGGAGTTTGAGGCGAAGGTCAAGCAGGTCACTGGCATTATTGATGAACAGATTGTTCGTATCAATTCCGGCCTTGACGAGTTTGACAAGAAGAGGATCCAGGAAAAGCGTGAGCACATCAAAGAGTTGTATGAGAAGGAAGCAGGCGAGTATGCAGAGTTCCTTCCTCTTGAAATAATCAGGTCATCAAGGTGGGACAACAAGACCTGCACCGACAACGAGATCATTTCAGAAATCCAAACGGCAAAATTAAAGGTCCGGGCGGACATCGAAGCAATCAAGGCACTGGGCAGCGATATCGAAGAAAAACTGATCATTACCTATAAGGAAAACGGCAATTCATTGGCGGCAATCCAACAGAATAACGCATATTTAGAAGGCAAGAAGGCCGGGGAGAAAGTCGCACCGACTGCCTGCCAGCCTGCGGAACCGGTCAAGGTGTGGGATGCCATGAACGAGCCGGTATGGACGATCCGGATCACGGGACTTGACGCGATTGATAAGGCAAAGGGCCTGCTTGCATTCAACGGTATTGAGTATCAGGAGGTTTGAAATGAGCGAGAAGACAGAGAAGAACTATTTTGAAAAACTTAATTCCCTTGATGTCAGCGGGAAGACCGAGAAGAAGAACGGCCTTACATATCTATCATGGGCGTGGGCATGGGGTGAGCTGAAGAAGATCCATCCGGACGCATACTACACCATCTATGAGAATGCTAACGGCCTCTTCTACCACACTGACGGGAAGACTGCATGGGTTAAGACCGGAGTTACCGTGAACGGGATTGAACACATCGAATACCTTCCCGTTATGGACTTCAGAAACAATTCTGTTCCGGTTGATGCGATTACCAGTGTGCAGGTCAATAAAACCATTCAGAGGTCTCTTACAAAAGCAGTGGCGCGGCATGGTTTAGGACTCTACATTTACGCTGGAGAAGACCTTCCTGAAGAAAAGACCGAGGCGAAGACCGTAGAGGTTACGCCGGAGAGCAGAAATTCGATGATTGCCAAGATCGTTATGGAACTGAAGAACCATTCGCAGGTCAAGATCGACAATATCATGGCTACTTATGAAAAGGCAACAGATGCAAGAGTGTCAGTTGAAAAGAACCTGGCAAGACTGACAGATGCAGAACTGGCGGATGCGCTGAAGAAGTTTGAAGGGATGAAGAAATGACCGGCACTGCAGAGCAATGCACTATTTGGTTGATGCAGAATAGGAAACCCGGTGCCATTTATGACTTGAAAGAGCACCGGGAGCGCAGAAGCCTTGACAGTAACGCTTATTTTCATGTGTTGTGCGACAAGCTGCGGCAGAAGTTAGGTATGAGCATGGCCCGGTGTAAGAACCATCTGATTGCTGACTATGGGCAGGTGGAATACCTGGAAGAAGGGGAACCGCTGATTTACAAAACCAATGCCCCGGAAGATCGGATGATGGAACTTGAAACCACGCATACCAAGTGTGTGAAGGTGACGGAAGAGAATGGGCACATGGTTTATTTCTATCGGGTCTACAGAGGAAGCCACACATATAACTCACAGGAAATGGCGCAGCTCATAGACGGGACTATCCAAGAGTGCAGAGCACAGGACATAGAAACTGCCACGCCTAATGAACTCGCAAGGATGGCGGCAAACTGGGAGAAGAAATATGCACAAAAGAACGAAGGCATGTGCGATAACACCGGCAGTCAGGAAGGCAGTTGAAGACAGGGACAACGGATGCTGCATTTTCTGCGGACATCCGGGACGCGGGGAGGCCCACTTTATAAGCCGGGCACATGGCGGTTTAGGGATCCCCGAAAACATCCTGACAGTATGCAGACCATGCCACGATTTACTTGATCACACAACTAACCGGGAAGTGATGCTGAAGATTGCAGAAGCATATCTGCGAGACCATTACCCGGAATGGGACAAGACCAAACTGGTCTATAGCAAATGGACCTCCTGATGGTTTTCACGGATCCCATCATGGTCGATAACAGAAAACATGTTTCCCGCGTTCCTGGATGGGAGCCGGGGACGCGGAGAAAGGAGTCAAATGGGCAAATTAAGCAGAGATAGCGGGGCAAGAGGCGAGAGGCAGGTCAGAGATCTGTTTAAGGCAGCAGGATATGATGCCGAACGCGGATGCCAGCATGACGGAAGGACAGGACACGCGGATGTTGAAGGCGTACCGTACCTGCATATTGAGAGTAAATTCTATGCAACCGTCACGCCGGGCCTTATTGAAAAGGCAGTGGAGCAGTCAGAGAGAGACGCGGCAGCCGGAAGCGCTGAAAGAAACGAGATCCTCTTGCCTATCGTAGTGCATAAACAGAAGGGATCCCACGGTTGGCAGGTATCAATGAGGCTATTAACCCTGACGGATTTACTGGCAGTACAACCGTTTTCAGTAAACGGAGATTTAGACGGGATCGTGACGATGGAATGGGATGTGTTTATCAAACTGTTCATACAGTACGAGGAATGGAGGCGGCAAGGATGATTGAAGAGTTTATCCCGGAAGGATACGAGAACAGGGTATCAAGAGACTATCTGAAGACCATACTCCACATCCCGGACAGGGAAATAAGAGGACAGATAGAGCAGGCAGTAAACAGAGGGATCCTGATAGTCTCATGCGGCGGCGGATATTTCCAGGTCGGAAAGAAGGATCAAGAGTATGTAGCAGATTACTTCCGGCGAGAAGAGCACAGGAACAGGACGCAGGGATCCAATGTCAGAAAAAAGAAAAAGCTATGGCAGAAGATGACCGGCATAGATCCGAAGCAGATACCAGGGCAAATCAGTTTGTTTAAGGAGTAAGGAAATGGCAAAGAAAACGTGCATCATATATGACTCATGGGGAGAAATGATTCAGGCAATGCCCGCACAGGCAGCCGGGGAACTGATTCAGGCGATCTGCGCATATTGCTTTGACGATAAGGAGAATGATTTTTCGGATCCGATTCTGTCATCTGTTTTCACCATGATCAAGGCAAAGATGGACGAGGATGCTGCCAACTACAAGAAAAAGGTTGACCGCATGAACGAGAACCGCAGAAGTCATGAAGAAGTCAGTATGAAGTCAGACAGAAGTCATGATGAAGTCAGTAAGAAATCAGACAGAAATCATGATGAAGTCAGCAGTGTATCTGATTCTGTTTCTGTATCTGTATCTGATTCTGTTTCTGATTCTGTATCTGAAAGTAATAAAAACCCCCAGCGCACACAGGTGGGGCTTGTGGACGAAAGCGCTCTTTCTGAACCGGTCAAGGAAAAGCTGAAGGAGTGGCTTGCCTACAAGAAAGAACGCAGGGAAGGCTACAAAGAGACTGGGTTAAGGGCATTGATAACAACAGTCAGTCATAGGGAGCAGGAAGCAGGCAGCAGTGCAGTGATTGATGTTATCAACGATTCTATGTCACAGGGTTACAAGGGAATAATATGGGACAGGATGAAGAAGCAGACTGCAAGGAGCGGTACAACGGTATTTGATGAATGGGCGAATGCGTAGAAGGAAGGTGACGATATGACGAGAGAGGAAACCCAAAAGATTTTGATGACCATACAGGCAGCATACCCTAACTACAAGGTGCCGGATAAGACGGTTGCTATCGACCTTTGGATGCGCATTTTTCAGGACATGACCTACGAAATGGTCAACAAGGGACTGCAGGCTTATATCCTTGCTGACAAGTCAGGTTTTGCACCGGCACCAGGACAGGTCAGATGGATGATCAAGGACCTGGCACCGGAGGCTGAACTTAACGAGAGCGAAGCATGGGCACTGGTATATAGGGCACTGCAGAATGCCAACTATAACGCAATCCAAGAGTTTAATGCCCTACCGGACGATGTGAGACGGGCAGTCGGGGATCCCATACAGCTTAAAGAGTGGGCAACGATGGATGAAGACAGTATTTCGGTGGCGGAGTCAAACTTCAAGCGGACATACCGGGGGATCCTGGATAACAAGCGGAAAATGTCGCTCTTACCGGAGGAAATGCGGCCCATGATCGCACAGGCACCGGTTGCCGCTATCGAAGACCGGCAGGCAGAAGACAAGAATAAGCCCGCGGATCCGGAATGGGTATCCAAGATGCTTACGGAGTGGCGCGCAAAGAATGAGTTCCCACAGAGAGAGTACGATTTTGAGGCGCTTGAAAAGAAACTGATAACAAATTGATCCTATCCATATCGGCTGCGTATGGAGAAGATACCGCATTCCTGCATTTTACGCGCGATGTATGCGGGGTGCAAACACTAATTGCTGAAATCTCATGCGAACAGCAGCCAACCAGCGGGAACCCGGGAGCGAGGCTATAGAGACAGGCATATAGACAGGCATATATACATGCAACCAAGCCGCGGACGTGGCAGGCCAAGCGACCGGGGGAAAACTGGAAGAAAGGGGGCAAATGTGGAACAGGTACTGTTGATAATCATTGCAGTGGTACTGGGGCTGGATGTGATCACTAACGTATTCATGCTTATTTGTGCACCAAAGTGGGAAGAGATCCGGCGTGAAGAGGTCGAAGTGATGCGAGAGAACATCAAAGAGCTGCAGGAGCAGAACGAGGAATTGAAGCAGTTTATCAGGCAGAATTGGAGGGGGTAACAATGAGCTTTGAAGAATACACGCTGAACGCGGTTTTGGATATCATCAAGCGCCGCGAGGAAGAGATCGATAAGTGTAGCTGCCAGTATGCAAAGGACTGCGAAGAGCGCTATGGATACGAGGAAATCCGGGACTATTTGTTGGGGAGCAAGAGAAGATGAAGCATTACGGAGATATCACAAAGCTGAACGGTGCGGATCTTCCCGTTGTGGATGTGATAACAGGCGGAAGCCCATGCCAGGATCTTTCCGTAGCGGGTAAAAGGGCAGGACTGGCAGGCGAAAGATCCGGGCTATTCATGGAGCAGATAAGAATCATTAAAGAAATGAGGGCGAAAGATGAACTGGAACAATTACGAAGTGGACGGGCAGATGACGATATACGACCTCGACCCCGTTATATGGTCTGGGAAAATGTCCCCGGAGCATTCAGCTCCAACAAAGGTGAAGACTTCCGGGCAGTCCTTGAAGAGACGGCAAGGATCGCGGACGAAAATGCCGTTATACCTGAACCTGCGAATGGATGGTCAAATGCTGGTTGCATCATGGGAGACGGATGGAGCATTGCTTGGAGAGTACATGACGCACAGTTTTGGGGAGTCCCCCAAAGAAGGCGTAGAATCGCACTTGTCGCAGATTTTGGAGGACAATCCGCACCCGAAATACTATTTGAGCGCGAAAGCGTGTCGGGGGATCCTGCGGAGAGCAGACAGGAAAGGGAAGGATCTTCCGGAACAGTTACGGATGGCTTTGGAGAGACAGGCGGTTGCATAGCAGGAGTGACATGAAGGTAAAGACGTACAGAAAGAAAGGGCATCCGTCTCATAAGGGGGGGCACAACAATGGGAACAAACAGATGTCTGCGATACGTTGAATATTTATGACAATTCTGAAATCAGGACCCCGGTTTTGGTAGTTCAGATAGACGAGAAAGAGCATGAAACAAAAAGTAGAGTATAAAGTTTTGGAGAACCATCCACAGGATAGTCGGATAAAAATCAAAGAGGACGGGATATTTCAGACTATGGGTTTAAGGGGGGGGTGCAGAGTATGAGCCACACACCCTGCTGGTACTGGAGATAAGGACGATGGTTGCACATTGTATAAACGGAGACAAAGCTGGGACGCTTGACGCGAGTTATTACAAAGGTTGCGGAGAACGGCAGGGAATAGAAAGAGAAGTTGTGTGCATCGGAAATGGTCAGATGAGTAATATGTCATTCAAACCTATAGCAAATTCTCTTGACTGCATGCACGATCAGCAAGCCATAGCAAATTGGGGGGGCGGAATGAACGTAGTACGAAGGCTTACGCCGCTTGAATGCGAAAGACTTCAGGGATATCCCGATGGATGGACGGACATAGGGGAATGGACGGACACAAAAGGGAAGCAGAGAAAAGAATCTGACAGCGCAAGGTATAAAGCCCTGGGAAATAGTATTGCGCTTCCCTTTTGGGAATGGATGGCGGGTCGGATTTGTGCTCAATATGATCGACCGATCACGATGGGCAGCTTGTTTGACGGAATAGGCGGTTTTCCGCTTGCGTTCAGCAGACACGGAGCGGTTCCGGTATGGGCTTCCGAGATAGAGGAATTTCCGATTGCAGTTACAAAGATACGATTCCCGGATATGGGGCGTAAGGAATTGGCAAGACTTGATGCAATGGGAAACGGAATTTAATAAAAACTTCGGTATGGATGTTGTTTATTAAGGGTGGAAAGAATGAGCAAGAGAGCAGATAAAGAATGGGGCGAAGCATGGAGTAGGGAAAAAGAAATTGATTGTCATGTGGCGTTACAAGTCCTTGCAACGGCTGTGTGGAGTAACTGGTATCGTCAGATCACTTCCGAGAAGGATCATCCGAGAATGGTTGGGTTGGGAAATATTCACGATCTATGGAACACAATGCATGACGATATGAAAGCACTCTATACGCTTGAACAGTTGGTGAATAACACTTATCGAACAAAAGGTATTGAAAACGAGGAAGAGGAAAGCGAGGAACAGGGATGACAAGCAGAGAAAAAGAACGGCTTGAATATTTCATAAAGCATGGATCATTACAAGGTATTGATACAGGAAGAATCGACGGAAAGTGCGAGGATGTAATACCGATTGAAGATGCTATTGATATTATCCGTAAGATTTATGCAGAAAGCGAGGAACAGGAATGAGTAAATGCATGTATGACCTATCAGAAGATTGCCATAACAGAGATTGTCTTAAATGTGTACTTGAAAAAATAAGGGCCGAGATAACAGCAATATCTATAAACGGACAAGTTGATGAACATACAATGTTTATAAGGACGGGAGAACAAGTTAAGCAAATTGCACTCAATATTGTTGATAAGTACAAGGCAGAAAGTGAGGAATAGGAATGACAAACGAAGAAGCAAAGAATCTCATTGTAAAATGGCTTGATTCGGCAGAATCAGAGGGGTTTTTACACCTTGCGAAAGAGTATAGACAAGCGCTTGATATGGCAATTAAAGCATTAGAGCAAGAGTCTTGTGAGGATGAATATATCAAAGTCCCTAAAAAGGCATTGAAATACAGAACCGCAGGAATGGTAGCATATAACGCTGAATGGCTAAAGAATCATTTCGACATAGAACGAGCTGTTATCTGCGTAGCGCAAGAGCCTTGCGAGGATGCTATCAGCAGACAGGCGGCAATAGATGCGGCAATCGAGGGGGCTGATGATTGGGATGGCGGGTATAACCTCACAAGGGAAGAATACATAAAAAAGGCTATAAATGCGTTGCCATCTGTTCAGATCGTAAGACAACGGGGGCATTGGATTAAGGGAAAATACAGAGATTCAGATATACGATACAACGAATCATCTTATAAATGTAGCAGATGCGGGGAGATTATAGACTTTGAGAAACCGACTTGCCCGAATTGCGGCGCAGATATGAGGGAGGAACAGGCATGAACCTTGATGGAATGTACTGCAAGGTTACACAAGAATATCTCCATTTCAACGGAGAGAAAAGAAAGTTGATGCAGGAGCGGGATAAAATCAACGCACAGTTGGAATTGATAGAGGGGATATTGATTGACCTAAATGATATCCTTTGCAAACACGGAAACCATGTGTATGAACACTTTGAGGAAAGCGAGGACACATGAAACCTACTGAAAAACAAATAAAATATGCTCAATATCTTGCAAAAAGAATGTGCCAAGAGCTACCTAAAGAGTTTACCAAACAGGCATATTCTGAGTTTATATCAAAATGGAAACCTATAGT